CAGGAAGTGTGACTTTATGTGGCGAAAGCGAGTAGCGGCGCCCAGGTTGTGGTCCAGTTCGGCACGGCTGGCGATGTTGCAGGCCGTAACGATGAGATCCCGCGCATCTTCTACCGTGTGGGTGCCATCCGGAATGGTAACTCCGGCCTTTTTGCTCTGGGCCCTGTCCAGGTACACGCGGAACTCTGGATCTTGGCAGAGCATGGCGGCGGATCGGGCGAGGTGGCCGCCTTTCATTTCAGTCGTCATTGATCTGCTCCTGCACGCCCAGTTTCTCAACTGTTATCCGGTATTCAGGCTCGCCGTTTGCGTGGATCACCACCGGCTTACCGAATTGCAGAGTGTGTTCAGCCACGGCCACCAGTGCTTCCACCGTCACATCGCGCTTATTCGCAGCCCATACCCTGCCACACTTAAGAAGGGTTCCGGCATAGATTGTGCCAGTAAGAGGGCTTGCTGCTACGTGGATCGGCTTACTGATCATCGGTCTTGCTCCTTATTAGCCTCGTTGCGCAGCCTTTCAACCTCTTCTTCAATAAGATCCATTGGGTCGGTTTCGCAATATATGCCTAGTTTTAATACTAATTTGTGAACTGCTTCTGCCTGTTTTGTAAGGATAAAGGCTTTTGAATAGTCTATACCCATCTGAAAACTACTACTTTTAAGCCCATGACGACTGGCCTGCCAGCCCATCCATTTACCGTGATAAATCTTCACTTCATCAAACCCAGCAGCACCAGGCAGGGCATCGTACTGCTCGCTTGCATCATTCCAAAAGACCCCTTTCGGCACTGAAAAACACTTTTCGAAATCCTTCCTGCTAACACTAATCACAAGCCACCTCCGATGCCGCTTTGCGCTTCTGTTCAACGAACTGATCACGCCATTCCAGAGATTTTTCACAGGCTTCTTGATAGGTGTCGGCATAGATCCACTTTGCGGCGTAATAGCCCATGACATGCGGTGCGACTCATCAGCCTTTATGTTTTGCGGTACCGGTGTTGAGAACTTAACCAGGAAGCCGCTTTTTTCGTTATCCATCAAGTGATCGAATATCAGCCCGGGGTCGTCCAGATCGTAAGGTGGCTCTATTCCGATAGACTCCCACAGGGGCTCGGGGTCTTCTTCCATAAAAGCTTCTGTTGCTACAGGAGGAAATAAATCCTGTGCCAGCATAGTGGCCAGATGAATGATTACTTCTGCCCTGATATTGCCTTCAAACATGCTATCGATTGTTTCGGTTTTCACAATGCCATCCCCTGTCTTACTTCGTGATTCTTGTAAAACGCCCGGGCTTTATTCGCTATGCGCTGATGCCGGCGCCGGTAAACTGTGTTTTCTTTGACACCGTTCCGCCTGGCTATAACCGTAATCCGGTAGTTCGGCATTTTGTTGGCCTTGGCCAGATGGTATTCGCTACGTAATCGCTGAATTTCTGCGTTCTGGACGTCTGTTCGGCATTTCAGGTGTTTTGTTTCTGCTATCCATATAGCAGTGGTGCTTACGAAAAACCGATCGGCGAGCACCTGGAGCGATCGCTGCCGCAAGTAATTCAGCAAGTAATCGCGCTGGTCCAGATCAGCGTCTATGCTCCTTTGGGAGATAACGGACGTAGCCTTGGAAATCTTCTTTTTAACGGTCACCTCGTTCCTCCAGAATTTTTAAGGCCCTACGGGCATGCTTGCTTGCAAGCTTGCGAAGGGTTTTGTGCTCGCAACCATTGCAACCGGAAAGGCACCACCATTTGAATATGGCAGCCACACGTTCCAGGCATTCAGCCGGAAGATCCATTGCCAGATTTTTTAGATCAATATCTGCATCTGATACCGATTGATTGAATTCTCTTGGGCGCTCAGTGCTCATGCCGCCACCTTCTTCAGCTCAGCTTCAATCCGTGTGTTGCGCGCTATCAGCCAGTCCAGGTAACGAATAAAGGTTTCAATCTCTACCATTCGGACCTGGTATTCTTCTCTGCACCGTTCAACCGTAGACCAGTCGTAGAAATCCAAATCAATACGGATAGCCGCGAGCTGTTCAGGCAACTCGAATTCTTTTTCGTAACGGGTGTTCGCTGGCATTACCCGAACATCAAAATTCTCACAATGGGCGCTGACATGCGCATGAAACTGAACAAGACCTCGGCGGTTAATGACCATGCCTTGTAAAAAAATCTCTTCCATAACCAGGTAGAGGTTATCGATCATCTGTTCTTTTGTTAGCGTCTGATTTTCCATAATGTTCTCCCTATATACCGCGTGTTCGTTTTTGGTGTTGCAGTGCTGCATGGCAATCAATTCAGGTTTGGCCTTTACGACAGATTTCCCCAGCTTCTTCCAGGGAATCCACTGTTCCCCACCAGGTGGGGCGATCCCATGCGCCGCCGTCCAGACACTCCACCCAGTAGTGGGTCTGTTCGCCGTGTTGCCTGGTGGTGATGTAGGGCCGGTACCACCAGAAGCGGTGACTTTCGAGCCGCTCGTCGTTTGGGGTGACTGAAAACCCATCGGGCAAGATTGGATCCAGCGCGTACCCTTCGATCACGGTGTGCACCTGCTTATTTGTTATTGCCGCGACAACGTTATCCTTTAGTGCGGCGGTCATCGTCTCTGCCAGCAACTCAAGTTCTGTCAGGGTCATTTCGTCGGTGCTCTGCATTAGTACCTCTAGAACGTCCAGGGTCTGTTGAAGGTGACTGCTGTTCGTGTCCATCGGTTATCTCCAGTTAGAATTTTCAGCTTTTATTTATCGGTAGTTCCGGGCTTTCGCTTCCAGCAGGTGCTGGCACTCGACGCAAGTGGGACACCCCGGCGCGGCTTTGCGCCTGGCTTCGGGGATTAGCTCGCCGCACTGTTCGCAATCAGGGGCTGTGCTTAGGTAGCTGTTCAGTTCCAGCTGGGCGCGCAGCGCGGTTTCGAGGGATTGCTCGATGTAGGCGTCGGCAACGTCGGCTTCATCGGCCATCGTTCAAGTACTCCGTTGCGTTGGCGCTTAAATCTTTGGCCGGTACCAGGCGCACAATTCCGGCTTCCATGCAGGCGGCAGCCTGCTCTGCGGAATCAAACACCAGCACCATGGCCACGTGGTGGTGCACACGGCCGTGGTCTTCGTTGATGACTGTCAGCTCGCCAATGTCGTGCAGGCGGGCGGCTGGGGCTTGTTCGGTTGTTATTGCTACTGCTTGGGTCATAAGGTTTTCCGGTTTTTAGGTAGAGGTCTAGGCTTCGGCTTCAAAAATCCAGCAACGCACGGTGGCGCTGCCCAGGGCATTTCCTTCGCGGCGGAGGACGCTCCGCACGGTTCGGCTCGATTCAATAAATTTTCGGCTGCGGCTGGTTTTCAGGTGCCGCTTCAATTCGGTGATGGGCGGAATGCGCAGCTTTGCTTCAGCGCACACTTGCTCGAAGTGCTTAAGGTTGACGGCAATCAGGCTGTCGTCGTCGTAGTGGTTCAGGGTGGCGGTGCTGCTCTGGCCTTCGATGTAGTCGAACGCTTCCCAGAATTCCTGAACCATGGGGTGGTCAGCGTTCACGGCGGTTTGCCGTTCGATGGCCATGCCCTGCACCATTTCACGGGCGGGTTCCAGGTAACTTTCGGGCAGCAGCTGCAGGCCGTCTGGGCCCAGGCAGTCCAGCAGCGCCATAATCTGGCTGTGGTTTTTGGCTATCCGGTGAATGCGTATGTCTGGTAACTCGGAAAGCGCTTTTTCATAGATAGGTGACCGCTCGCAGATAATCCGCATCAGCGAGGCTTCCGCCGTGGCCGCTTGCAGAATAAAGCCGCTCACCTGTTCCATGGGTGTGCGCTCCAGGCGTTCGGCCAGGGCCTTGGTTGTTTCGCTGTGGCCTTGGCGCGTTACGTTCAGGTGCACAATCCGCTGCAGTACGGCATCGCTTGCCGACACCTGGGCGTTCTGGCTGATCACCACGGCGCCGCGGAACGGTGGCTCGTAAGTGTCGTTGCCGCCGTTCTTCATGCCACGGCTGCGAACAGACCGGCCGTTGTAGGCCGTTTTTAGTTCGTCCCAATCAAACTGGCGCTGCTTTGCGCCGGCGCCGTCCTGGTCCCGATCGGACTCGATCAGCACTACCGGCAAGTTGGACACCTGGGCGAAGTTACGAGCCCGGGCTGCAAGGGTGGCTTTGCTGGGGTCGAATCCTTCGTAATCCTGCCGGCCAACCAGTTTCCACAGGAATTCGATCAGCGTGGATTTACCAGAACCGGCTTCGCCCACTATCTCGATGAACGGGAAAGACTTGTGCGCCCGCCGGATCTGCTCGGCAAACAGGCTGCCCAGCCAGTACGCCAGGGCAATAACGCCCTTAGGGCCAAAACAGTTGGCCAAGTCCAATGCCCAGCCGTGCTGGTAGTCGGCACGGTTGTTGTTGATTTTCAGTGCCACCGACTCAGAGAGCGTTTTCACGCTCATTCGGCCGATGTCGTAATAGTCCTCGTCATTCAGTTCGTAGATGCTGCCGTGGCTTACGGCCAACTCTGGGAACACCCAGGTTTCGTGCTCTTTGCTATAGCCAATGAAGTCGATAGTCTCTACGGTTTTAATGCCGCTGATCTGTTGTTTCAGCAGCCGGTCTAACTGCTGGCTGCTGCCGGTCCATACCGCACCAGGTGCAACGCTTAGCAGGCGCTTTTTGAATTCGCTGGCGCTGGCCAGCTGGCCGCCACTGAAGGTGTTTTTTACCGGCCGGCCATCGTGTGGGAATTCCACGCGGGTGTAGTACCAGCTTTCATCCGTCACTTTGTTGGCCAGGTAATACAAAAAACTGACGTGGCTGTTGGCGATTTCAGAAACGGCGTTGCACTGGTCCAGCGCTCTGTCGCGGATTTCGCGATCGGTCAGGGTTTCGCTGGATTCTTCCTGGTCATTTACGGCTTTCTGAAATTCGTCCATGTTCAGGCGGAACCAGAATAGGCGGTTGCCGTAATCGAACGGGAAGTCGCGCTTTCCGGTGTGGTTGAAAATGTGGGTGGCTTTTTCGCCAGCGCTGCGAGCGATGACCAGGTCACCCTGGTGCCGTGGCTCTTTGGTCAGCAGTTCGCCGTCTTCACTGACCAGTTCGCCGCGCTGCCATGCGTCGTTCCAGTCGCGCTTCTCTTTACCCACCGGCGCGATAACAGCGGCGCCGATCAGCCAGCCCGCGGCGCGGGAAATGCGGGCGAACTTCTGAACGTAACGAACGCCAGCGCTGTCGCCGTCTAAGGCCCAAATTAAACGCGGGGGTTTATTGCCAGCGGCTTCACACAGACCAGAGACCTGTTCCAGAAGCTTTTCCGGGTAGTTGTTGCAGCTGAACGCGGCAACGGCAGCAATGCCAGCGTGGTACAACGCGATGGCGTCGAATATGCCCTCCACTATCCACAGCTCTGACACCTGGGAAAGGTCCAGCCCGGGCGGTACCCAAGCCTGACCACGGAAGTTGGCACCTTTGTTGAAGTGGGCTTTCATCTTGCCGAAGCGGTCCGGCTTATCGATGATGCGTTCCCAGTAGTCGGTACCGTTAATGGCAAAGCGCACTGTTGCTGATGAAATATTGCGGTGGTAATCCCAGTAGGTTTCCTGGCTGTACCAGCCCTGAACTTTGTCCAGGGCAAAGCCGCGGCCGTGCTCCATGTACGCATCGGCCACTTCGGTACCGCTGGCCTTTTCGCCTGGCTTTAAGTCGCGCTTTGCGAAGCGTTCTGTCCAGCTGTCGAACAGTTCCGGGAACAATTGCTTTACGTGGTGTGAATCGCCGCACTTTGATTCCCGCCCGCAGCGGATCATCCAGGGCGCATCCAGCGAGGTGAACGCCTCTTTTTTTCCGCAGCTGGGGCACAGCAACCGGCGCACATATTTCGCGTCGGTGCTCTCTTTGCCGCCAAAGTCGCTTTTTAGCCGGGAAATGATGTCCGACCGCAGGTGGTCTTGCATTTGTAGCTCCGGGTTAGGCTTGGATGTGCGTAACAGGGTTGGCGTTGTCGCGCAGATGGAGCAGTTCGCGGATTGAAAAAACGGAGGTTCTGCCGGTGCTGGCGTCGAAAATAACAACGGTGTTGCCGGTGGTAAGGCTGACATCAATGAAAGCCGCAGGCATGCCCACGTCTTCAAGGTCTGCCCACACTGATAAAGCCAGTATGGCTGCGCGCCGGCGGCTGCAGTTGAACTCTTCCATCAGGCTGTCCACTACTTTCTCAACGCAGTCATTGGCGCTGTGGCTGTGCTTGCGCAGGGCCATCAACTGGCGGTAGGCGGCGTCGGTCATGATTTGTTTTGCGATAGCGGTCATGTTCGTGTCCTTTCGTGTTTTTGATGCGTTACGGCGTTTGTTCTTTGTCTTCACCCAGCAGGGCCATTTGCAGGTGGCGCTGTATGCTTTCGGTGAACGGAATGCGCTTGTCTTTCTCATGGCCGGTGTAAGAAAGCCGTGCCACGTGTTCGATGTGAATCACGCCGCGGTAGCCGCACTCGATGTCTTGGCACATCACGTATCCGCGCTTCAGCAGTGGGTCTATCTCCTGGCTGGTGCGCATCCGACAAATGCCGCCGCAATCGGGGCAGAAAATGCGCATGTAATTTCGCTTCATGGGCGTTTTAACTTTGGCTTTCACTTGCGTGGGCTCCCTACTGCGTGAATGGCACGGTTGCGCCCGGTTAACTTCAGGCTGGATTGCTTCAGCCGCTGTTTCAGCAGCCATTCGGCCGCCTGGTCAATAGTCGCTAATCTCTCTTGGTGTCGGATGGATTCGAGCAATTGCTCCTGTTCTTCTGTCAGCTCGACGTTCAGTTCAGGCATTTTTCATGGCCTCAAAAGGTGCGAATTTACAACTCGGTTTTACTGTGCCCAAAAGCCATGCTTAGTGCGGAGGGAAGCAATGCGGCCTCGGCTTGAGCGATCAGCATCTGGCGCACCAGGCCGGCACGATCGGTGCCGGTGTAGTTCACCAGGGCGGTGATCAACGCAGCTTCGTAATCGTCCAGGTTGATGCTGACGCGGTGTTTCCGGATGCGTTTAGGGTCCTGATACATGGCAACTCTCCTTAAAGGATCTAACTTCAAGCGGATTTCTGGTGCTTATAGAGTTCCAGACCAGCCAGGAAGAACACTCTGGCCTGGGCCGCCATAGAACGGTTTTCGGTGGTGGCGATGTTGATTAGCTGGTCGCGCTCCTCTTGAAGGAGGCGAAGGCCAACCGGCTTTTCAACAACAACACCATCGGGAGCGCGATTGCGGATGGGTTTATTGGTTTGGCGCATGGTGTATCCTCTGTGTGTTATTTCGTTACACAGAATGATAGACCCCAATCCACAAGCCTGTAAACAATTTGGTTATTGTATTTTGCTATTGGTATTCAATATGGGTGACAAACTTTTAAATAGTGAATTAATGATTCACAGAATGAGAGAAGCGATCGGCGCCAAAAACGATGGTCAGGTTGGTGAATTCGTCGGCGCATCTAAACAGGCGGTTTATAACTGGAAAAATCGGGGATCTATCCCGATCGAGTACTGCGTTGGGTTCTGCATGAAAACGTCCAGAAGTATGGATTGGCTGATTTTTGGAGAGACAGCCGAGGGCGCAACAGAAATACCGCCGGGCATGGATAACGAGTATTCAGAAATTCCGCTTTACGACATAGAAGTCAGCGCCGGCCACGGCTCCTTTTTCGATCACGAACGGATAAGCAGCCGCCTGAAGTTTCGCAACGACTGGCTTACCCGCGAGGGCTTGTCTAAAAGCACCCTGGTCGGCATTCTCGTGGCCGGCGACTCTATGGATGGCACACTAGCTGATGGTGACATGGTGTTGATTGACCGCTCCCGCACTAAGCCAGATGGCGTTTTCGCTATTCGAATTGGTGATGGCCTGCGGATAAAGCGCTTGCAGAAGATGACGGATGGATCGCTTCGGGTGTCCAGCGATAACGATATGTATCGCGAAGAAATCATCCATCCGGAGAACATGGGCCAGGTGGAGATTGTGGGGCAGTGCTATTGGCGCAGTGGTAAGGTTTTTTAATGGAAGCTGTTGAATAAGGAGTTTGTTGTGGCTTTAACAAAGTGCAAAGAGTGTAAAAGAGAGGTTTCAGCTCAGGCTAAGACCTGCCCGCATTGCGGCGTAAAGAGTCCCGGGGTCGGTAATAAGGAAATGCTGATCGGACTTGGCGCCATCGCACTGGTTACAGTGATTGGCTTTACCGCTTGTTCTTCCGAAGATGAAGTGGTTGAAAAGCCAGCCGGCCCTACGGCAGAGGAAATAGCGACAACAGAAGCCGCTGAACAAGCGCTGTGCCGGCAGGATATTGCGTGCTGGGGCGAGCAACATTGGTCAGGTGCAACTAACCGATGCCAAAAAGAGATTGAGCGCCAGGCCAAGTATGAGGTTAAGTGGACTGATGAATACCCCGATTTGAAGCTGAGCCGGCGCGGCTGGCTGGACAAGGATGAGGGCA